CCATGCGGTGTCGTTTATCAGCGCATCAATGAGCGCTGCCAGTTTTCGTGGGTATGCACAAATGCCCGCAACGTAAAGCCGCCCAATAATGCCGCATGGCAGTTGGCTTGGCATATCGCAGGAGAGCCCCCCAGCAGCGTCACCAATGGTGCGCTGTTCTTTCACGCCAAACGGTATCGCACCCGCTGGCGCCACCTAGTGGAAGTCGCAGAAGTCGATGGACACGTTTTTTATTCAGACAGGAGATAGAGATGACAAGCGAAGAGAAAGCCCAAATGGTGGTCAATGTCATGACTGCCACCAATGTTCTGAACAAACTGCAATTGCGCATCATGCTCGAATTGCATTTGGTTTCAGATTTGATGGTACATGAATTGGCCAAAACTGCTGATGTCAGCGCACCCGCCATTTCACGTTCTGTGGATGAGCTTGAAAAGCTGGGATACGTCAAGCGCATCCGCGACGAAAAAGAAGATCGTCGTCGGGTCTATGTGACCCTGACCAACAAAGGAAGCAAATTTGTTGAAGGCGCCTTGGCGTAAGGAGAATTGAGATGAACCGCGATGAAGCTTTGAAATGGGTTTTTAGCAAAAGCCAAAACATCACAGAAGCCAAAGAAAGTTGGGCGTGGGTTCAGCAGTTTCTTGACGAAGAAACCCCGCCCCCGCCTCAACCACAATTGCCGCCTCCTACGCCGGAATTGTTGAAAGCCACAGAAAAAGTCAAAGAAATCCTCAGCAAGCCGATTGATGATCCTGATTTTTATGTGGACCCCAATCAATTGCCTTTGGCCTTGGATGCAGCTCCAAAACGGACACGCAAAAACTCAACCGCCAAAAGGAATGGGCGCAAGATATTGCCAGAAGAAACAGAATATGTGGCGCGAAAGCTTCCCACTATAAAAACAATGGAAGAATTCAATGCCATGGCCAATGAATTAGACAGAAGCCCAGGCGCAATAGGCGAATGGGTAAATCGTGGCTATGTCCAAATAGATCACCTTTTTTTGCCTCCCGCCGTCTTTCCGAAGCTCTATAGAAGGGCTGTGAAAGCAGCAAAGGCAAAGGCAGAAGCAAATGGGTGATTCCATCGTGTACGTCAGTGATGAAGAGTGGGAACGGCGCACCACCTACATGATTGAAGCCAAGAAGCGGAAGGAAACCTTCCAGCAGATGGCAGACGCTCTCGGCATCCCCCTTTGGGCTGCCGAGAAGTGGTACCACCGGCATGTGGCCCCCAAGCCCATGCTGAACCCCAGGCCATGCATGTGCTGTCGGAAGACGTTTGATTCCGAAGGCGTTCACAACCGCCTGTGCGGCCCCTGCAAAAGTGGGCGTGGTATCAACCCCTTTGAGGTCATCACCGGCACCTCACGCCAAGTGGGCGCCCGGTAACGATGCCCCAGAAGCGGGATGATCTCTATACCAGGGCCTTTGCGGTGATGCTCAAGGTTGAGCGGCGCCGCAGAGGCTGGACAACCGAGGCTATGGCGAAGCGGTGTAACGTCACTCGCTCCGGCATATCCGCATGGGAAACTGGCCACTGCGCGCCAACCTTTGGCAACATCCTGAAGATCGCAGGGGTCTTTCAGGTGAAACTCTCAGACATGATGCGCGCCGTGGAAAACGTTGCGGCAGTATTGGAAAAGAACCATGATCAAGCAATTGAACCCGCCGCTTCCACTGCTGACCCCAAAAGGGAAAGCCTGGGCGCATCTGGTGATTGATTACGGGCCAGAGGCAGACCTAATTTGGGTCTGCTTCCAAGATGATACCGGCGAGTGCTGGTCGTGGCCAAACAAGGAAATCAGGCTTCAAGAGAACGCCACGTTACTCGCAATACGAAGAGACATTGACCGCCGAAAACGTGTTCAAGATCACGAAATTTCTTTACTTAAGAAAGACGATAAGTAAAGGATCAGGCGTGATCCTTACCAAAGGCTGTCATCTCGGTAATGCGCCGGGTCCAGCCTTTGCCGAAGGTGGCAAACGTATCCAGGCTTTCCAGGTAATGCTGCCGATAAGCCTGATACGCATCCACCGCCTTCTGGGGGCCTAGCATGTCCACCCAAGCCTTCACCTGCTTCAGGCTATTGGGGCCTATGGCGCCGTCCGTAACTGCCCCGCAAAGGCTCTGGAGGGCCTTGGCAGCCCTGCCTGGGCCGCTGTTCACGGCGAAGTCAAAAACGCATGCAGCCAGCCCTGGCGAGATCGCGGAAAGCTCATCGCCCTTCACCTTGTCCCAGTACCCCTTGCGGTAGATCGCCAGCAGGTGATCATCGGGAATCTTGCGCAGCTCTTCCTTGGTGGTCGGGCGGCCCAAGAAGTCCGAATAGGTCTTGAGCGTCACGCCCTTCATAGTCGCGCCGCCAGGATCAGCCGGATGATCAGCCCACAATCCTTCGTGGTGCAGGGTTTCGGTCAGGATTTTGGGGAAGAAGGACATGGATCAACCCTTAACGATTCGGGGTCTGGTGGGTATTAAATAACCGTAGGGACATCATTACTGCCGTCAGATTGATTAGCCTGTTACTTCGCCGCTTTTTCAGCTTCGGCAGCAGCTTTTGCTACATTCCAAGCATCAATAGCCCACTGATAAGCGGTGTATGAGGAAATTTCTTGATTGCGAATTAAACGTCCACGATCATCTGCCCATTCCTCTTCACCCCAGGTTTCATACCATTGCACGGCATGAAGGCCAGCAGGCGCTGGGGATACATCAATTGAATAGCCCTCACCATCAATCGCCATGGTTCCATCAGGAACAATAAGGGTGAATTTCATCAGATGCCTCCAATAAGCTTGGGTGTGGTTATGCCAGCAGTTGCCAACAAAACCTGTTGGCTGGTTTCATTTGCGCGAACCATCTCATTTCTAAATGATTCAACGGCAGCGCCAGTTTGCCTTTGCTGCTGACTGTTTTCGATCATGAGAGTTGGCAGCCATGCCATAGCACAAGCCCATTCATCAACCTCTTGACCTGTATTTGGATTATGCCCTCGTACCTGAATAAACCATGCGCACTTTAATTGCTTGCATGGCTCAAAATTATTGAGCGGGCAATTGGATTCAACTTCAAACTTCATCCTATCAATCCTTTGAAGCAAAAATTACATCTACATATTTAACTGCCAGATTGATGGCGGTCCCAGTAAAACTATGCGTATGCGCATTCATGGTCAATGAGTGATTGTGCGAACCACCACCACCTGTTGCACCTGTATCTGCACCTACGGCAGTACCATTTCCAACATCAGAACCAGCACTAGAAGCCTGTGATCCAAAAGCGTGAGTGTGGCTCGGAATTTGAGCGGTTGATAGTGTTGTATTTCCGACTGTTCCTGTGTCAGTCGTGTTACCGATGGTGCCAGAAACAGCTTGAGATGCAAAAGCTGTGGTAAAATCAACCGTCCCACCACTGCTTGCAGCCCCACTTACTATTCGCAAAGCGGCATTATTGTTGGTGGTAATTTTCGTCCATCCAGTTGGCGCGGCAGTTTGCCCAAAAACAATTACTGTCCCAGCAGCAAAAGGCTGCTGTGCTGTCGCGGTAATTGTAATTGACCCGGCGCCATTGGTGATCGTAATCCCAGAACCCGCTGTGATTTGATTCAGCGTGTAACCGGTGCCATTCCCAATTGGTATCTGCCCGCCCACAGGAGCCGCTGTGAGGCCAGTGCCGCCATTTGCCACACCCAAGGTGCCTGCCAGCGTCACAGCCCCTGTGGTGGCCACAGCAGGCGTCAGGCCGGTGGTGCCACCGGAGAAGCTGTCCACCCGCGCAATACCCGTGGAGGTAATGGAAAGCCGCATACCGGTAGCCGTGCCATCGCAGGACACCATCGTGGTGCCACTCGGCAGCGTGATATCCGATCCGCCAGCAGCAGATGCGATCTTCAGGGTGAAAGCGCCTGTTGTACTGTTGGTGACGGTCCACTGGCCGCCCACGCTGGCCGGAATCAAGTACCGTACATTGGCAGTTAAAGTGCCTGTAACAACAATCTGGATCGGGCGATACTGCGTGGATGTTAGGGTAACATCACCAGAAGTCGCAGTAGCATTCAGGTTAGTGACGCCGCCAAGCGCAGTATCAACCGCCGTAAAATCTGCATTTACCGGCGTGTTCCAGCTATCGACGTAATCGTTGTACCCTGGCAGCTCCAGGTTCTTGTTGGGCGTAAACGTCGAAGTCATGGCATACCCCGTTAAATAGCTTTGTTTGCGATGGAAAGCGCCTTGGCCACAGCCTCATCCGGCTGCTCAAGGATACCCTCCGTGGTGGCATTATGCGCCTTCTTGGCGGCTTCCGCAGCCTTTATCAACGCGGCAGCTCTGGCAGAATGATCATTCCGCATCAGACGTCCCCCGGATGCCCGGCCCACGCGGCCACCGGCTTGGCGTTGGGGCTGCTGCTCACGCGGTTGATAGGATTCATAAACACTTCTACCCATGCGGGTGGCTTCAGAAGGAATGTTGCGAACAATTGAGCCTGCGGTGTCCACAATATCCGGCGTTTCAGAAGCTTCCATGCTGCCAGAAGCCATTCTGCTAATATATGGCTGCAAACGTATTAGCATGGTTCGATAACTTGGATTTTCGCTGATCAGTTTCATCATGTCTGGCAGGCGATTTGGATCACTTGCCAGCGACAAAAGCTCTTGCGCTTGTCTCGCAGATTGGCGGTTCATATACATAACCCCGCCTTGAGTAAGCGCATTGAAAACCAATCCTGCTGGGCTAAAGCCCCCAAATGCGGCGATATTTGCTGCTGTACCTAATCCCTGGCCCACCAAAGTCCTGGCAAACGGCTTGTCAAGCATGCCTGATTTTGCAGCTATATTTTGCATAGCAAGAGATGTGTTATGAACGATCATGGAATTGTAAAAGGGTTCAAAATCCCGCCCCATGATTGACCGCAAGCCATCAAGCTGCTGTGGCCTTAAATTGGCAACATATCTCGAAAATTCTGAAGGATTTTGATAAGCGCGCGACAAAATGCCCTCTTGAAACAATGCGCGCTCTTCTGGCGTATATTTATTGGCAAATAGATGAAGTTGTTGACTGTAATCGCGGGCGTTTGATGCACTAGAAGACCCACGCCCCTGCGCTCCCTTCATAAGATTAAAGAATTCAAAACCATCATCAAAGGCATTCTTGCCGCGCAGGTAATTTCCGGCTGTATCAAGAACAGCCCCATATTCTGGAACGCGCGTTCTAAGATCAGCAACAAAAGGTCTAATGGCGTTGCCCAGATCATCAGCAAGGGTTCTTGAGCTTTTTGCAATTTCATCAGCCTGCTCATTCAGGCTTCTTTTTACTCGATCCAAAAATTCAAGATTTACCGTTCCGCCAGCAGGTAATTCAAGATGGCCAGTTTGTGGGTTGCGAATAAATGGACCAGTATCAGAAAAATTCCCAGTTGATGATCTGTAGCCCAAGCCATGAGAGGCTTCTTGCACAGCTTTTTGCCCAATAGGTGATTGCAAAATCCAGTCTGGAACAGGCAAATTCTGCGCATTCGGCATATTGTATGCAGCTTGATAAGGCCCGCTCAAAGCAGCATCTTTTGCACGATTAGCCGCAGCACTTAAAGTAGCGACATCTAATGTTGATGTGCCACGCAATTTGGAAATATCCAACAAATTGCCTTGTGCTACACTATCAGCAGTGGCAACGCGGTTTCTCAAAATCTCATTTAGATTACGCAATCCTTCTTCATCTTTTGCGCCCGCAGCAGCAGCAGCAGCAGGCGCGCCACGGACATCAACAGGAAGAACAGGGTAGCCAGCATCACGCAATAAAGTATATTGTTCTGGCGTGAGTGTTCCAGCCTTACCGCGCTGCTCCAACACATTTTGGGCAAGCTCTTTTGCCGCTCTTGCGCTAGAGCTTAATGATCCTGGAATATCAGCAATGCGGCCAATAATGGGTAATCCCATTCTTGCAATGCCGCCAAAAATCCCGCCTTGAAGAGCTTCATCTTCAATCCGTTTGCGCATTTCTTCAGGCGTTTCGCCGGGGCGTATATTGGCCGCGCCCTCACCAGCTCCATAAAGTGCCGTTTCAAACATAGCGCCAGGAACAGATGTAAAGCCTGGAGAACGACCTCTTAAAAGTAGTGCTTCACCAAGCAGTCCAGCAGCCTTTCCGGTGCCACTCGCAATTGGATTTACTTGTTCATAAGCCCTTTTTTCTGCTTCACGCCGCGCTAATGCGCTTTGATATGTCTCATCAGTCAATAACGACTCAACGCCCGCTGCCGCCCTGCGCAGCAAGGGAGAAATAATTGGAGCTTCTATTGCCCGATAAGGCTGGCTTGGTAATTGATAACCAAAAACAGTCGGAGCTTCTTGCGCTGACGCACGTTCACGCTCAACAGCAGCGGGCAGCCTTAATTGGACCTCTCGTTCAAACGGGTCTTCACGGGGAGGAAGGGGTAGTGATTCTCCTTGCTGTGCTGGCTGTTGATAGCCTGGGCCAGTCATCACGTTATCAGTCGCCGGTTCCGTTGAAGGGCGAATTTCAGGAGTAGGGCGGTAAGCTGGTCCCGTTAAAATGGAATCGTTCATTCCAGCCTCTCCTATTGAACCGCGAAGTAACGGAGAATGTTATAGCCCTTATCACCAGTTTCGCGGATTATGGCCGCCATCAAGTCACGCGGCGGCCTGCCGCCTGTGGTGGAAAGAACCTCAAACACTGGCTTACCTTTGAACCGATCATCGGAACCATTGTAATTACGCATGAAGAGATTTTCCAAAATGGTCTTCTCTTCACCATAAGTTGCGGCCATCCGACGATTGAAGACAGACTGGATGCCATCGCCGCCATAATCGGCCAAAGCTTCCTGCCCCGGCAATTTCGCGCGAAGCTCATCACGGGCCAATTGCGCGTAATTATTCATGTCGATGTTTCGTTGATTATCAACGAACAATTCAGCCATGCTTTTGGCAATTGCGGGCTTACTCATGCTGGTGCTTGCCATGGCAGCTTGCAGAATTCTAATAGACCCCAAAGCCCGCTGATCACCCTCTTGGCTTCTGCTGGCTGCAAGGTCATTTAAAGCCTTCTGAATGGCTTCACGTTGAGCCACATCACCAGCATTAAAGCCGCCAAATCCTAGCGCATTTAAGCCCGAATTTATGAACCTAATAGCACGAGCGGTAATGCTGTCCTGAACAGGGCCTGTCGCCGTAAAACCAGTTTCAGGCAAACTTGCAAACATGCCTGCAAGATTTTGCCGCCCAACGCGCGTTGATTCAGCAACATTTGCCCGTTCTTCAATTGCGCCCCACGGATTTTGTTGTGTCGTAGGAGCAGCGCGCAAATAGGTTGACCTGTTATTTTCTAAGCGCGAAGCAGTTTGGGAAAGATAATCTTGAATGCCTTGATCCCCAGAAACTGACGCATAAATTGGCGGGTTAGCGTTAAAATTACTGGTCGCGCGCGTAACCAAATCAACCTGACGATCAGGCGGTATTTGCGGTGTAGTTGCCTGCCCTTCAGCATTAACCATTGGTGCATTCTGACCTTCACCGGCAGCCCCTTCTGCTGTTCTCGCACCTTCAATTGGAGGCAAATTTTCTTGCGCAACAATTGGCGCAGAAGGCGCAGCAGCAGGTGCTGGTGAGGCTTGCCCAGGCAAAGTAACAGGACGTTGTGGCCCAGTTTCAATAGGCGGTTGCGTAACTTGACCGCCCTCAAATGGTTCACGAGCGCTTGGGCCAGGAGCCTGCCGATAAGGCTGCCCTCTGCCCGCAGCAGCCATAAATTCCGCATGCGGCACACTAACAATTTCGCCCCGATTATTATAGACGTACCAACGATTTGTGCGCGCGTCATAAGAGCCGCGAGCAATACCCGCCCGAATCGCTTGAGTGTTCATAAGCGATTGAGCTTCTTGAGCTTGGGATGTCTTGAGCTGCTGTTCAGTTAATTCACGCTGCCCGGCCACGCCAATTTGCTGCTGCGCAGCCTGACCAGCGCCCATCAAACCTTGAAGAATGGCAGAGCCAAGATAACGGCTTGGTGAGGAGGCCATGGTGCCAAGGCCGGTTACAAGCGGCATGATCCATGATTCATTACGCCCAAACCAATCCTGCTGGCGCTCTCTCATGGAACCAGGGCGAGGAGGCTCTAAGCCACCACGCGGCTGCGTGGGATAGCCCACACCGGCTAACGTCCCTGCCGTTGCACTCTCACCAGCATTAACGTCACCGGCAAGGCCAGCGCGCCGCGCCGCCCAGGCATTACGGTATGGCCCAAACCGGTCAGGGTCATTCCTAAGCAGCTCCGTTTCGTGCTGCTCACGCAAAGCCAGCAAGCGGTTCACATCACCATTGGCTTGCTCAAGCCATTGCTGGGTGCGATTCGGGCCTGCAATTACCGCACTATCAAAAGCCACATGCGCCAAATCAGGGTTTTGCGCAGCAAGAGCATCGCCACCAATACGGTCCCAATATCTTGTGCGATAAATTTCACGGGCCTGATCTCGCGTCAATTCACGCACATTCACATCAGGATTGGCTGCCTGATTGATCCCAAAATTGGAAGGCGCGCCATTTGAATCACGGGGGTTAAGGCCGCCTTCAAATCCAAAAGTGCGATTAACAGCCCTGTCAAATGGCGATGCCGGGCGTGATTCTTCTGTGGCAGGGCCACCAACCTCATATCCCTTGCGCGGTGCAAGCCCAACAGCATCAGGGTATTTCTTCTCAACTTCCTGCGCCATCAAGCCAATTTGCTTCTTGTCGTCGCCCTTGAAATTGTAGCGATACACATTTTGCCCATCAAACAGCTTGCCAATAGGTTCAATGTTATCTTTCAAGCGACGATCAGATGCACCATAAATTGCGGCAGCAGTCGCTGCCATTTGCATCATAGTTTTTGCATCCTCCAACCCCTGATCCTTCATTGAGGTTTGAGGCGCCGTTTGAAGCTTTGGCGTTTCTATTGGCTTTGAAATATCCTCTGGCACATATTCATTTTCAGCTTGGTTGTACGGTAATCCGCCCATAGCCAAGCCAGGGCGAATGGCACCACCACGAGCATTACCAGAAGAACCACCAAGCCCTTCGGCGGCTTCAACAAGCTGCTGTGGATAGCTGCCTTGCCATTGCATTTGACCGCCATACCCAATTGCGCCGCCTGTCGGCTCTATTGTGCGAGTGACAGTTTCTCCAGCACGATTAGTGACACGCTCTGTTGATCCTGGCGTTCCCAACAAGCCGCCTTTAATACCTGAATATGCATCCCGAACAGTTTTTGGCATTTCCGTGATGTCTTTGACATCCCGCATGGCTTGCCGAACATTATAGGGAGCTTCCTGGCGAACTGGCGGCGCCGTCATCAAACCACGGCTGCCCGGTTGCATTAAGGTGCTGCCATAAGGCCCAGCCTTACCCATGCCGCCGCCGTACAGGCCAGCCTTGCCATACGGGAACATGCCCTGATGGGCATTCACCAGCGCATTGATCTGCGCCAGAACATCATCACCACCGGGCGCGCCGCCAGCAGCAAAACCCTGGCCAGCATCTTCACGGAACACGCTGCCGCCCATGGAGTTGCCATCCCACGGATTCAGACCGCCACCATAGGCTTTAGGAGCCCGCGCAGCGGCTTCATCGGTCGCGGCATCATAATCCACCGTCTTGTAGCCGCCAGCCAGCCCCACGGCCTCTGGATGCTTCTTCTCAACATCCTGCGCCACAAGGCCGATCCGGGTGCCGGGCTCGCCCTTGTATTTGAAGCGCACAATGTCCTGCCCATCAAAGGTCTTACCGATGGGCTCAATGTCATGCTTCAATCGCTCATCCGAGAAGAACGATGAAGGCTGCGTGGTGGTGGTGGTCGATCCAGACAGCGCGCCCGTACCCATGGCAATGTTCGCCAGGAACTGCGCCACTTGGAACGGGTAGCCCTGCTGTTGCAGGAATTGGTTGTACAGCGCCTGATTCTGCGCCTGCTGGGTCTGCTGCTCCACCGTACCGGCAGCAAGCTGCGCCTGACCGCCCTGCAAGGCAGCCTGCTGCGCGCCAGTGCCAAGCCCGGCCAGCCCTTGGCTGACACCAGCCCCAATGCCATACAGCCCTTGACCAAGCGCCTGCTGCGTCTGGGCCGCCTGGGCGCCCTGACCAAATAGCTGCTGAGCCAATGCCGCCTGCTGCTGGGCAGTCTGCGCCCCCTGGCCAAATGCCTGCTGACCAATACCGAGGAATTGATTAGCCGCCTGCTGCTGCGCCTGCCGGTTGGCCTGCTCGGCCTGCAAAGCCACGCCCTGCTGCTGCTGGGCCGCGCCAAGAGCCTGCCCATAGCCCTGCTGGTAAATGTTCCCAAGAGCCTGGGCGGTGGCAAGGTTCTGCTGCTGTGCCAAATTGGCCTGGGCAATCCGCCCACGATCACCACCAAAGGCGCCGCCACGGATTTGCTCACCAAGCATCCGCTGGCGCTCTTGCTCCTGCTGCTGCCGCAAAGCCTGATAGGTGGGCTGCGCCACAGCCTCGGTATAGGGCGACATATAGGCGCCGACATTCAAGCCGCCGGGCGCGATCTGCCGCGCACCAGCAAGGCCAAAACCCGTTGCCATGCCCTGATAAGGCTGGGCAGCAGCCTGGGCGCCAGCGATGTTCTGAGCCGCAGCGGTCTGCAACGGCGCGGCAGCCGCCTGACCGCCATAAATGTCCTGCGTGGCCGCCTGATAATAAGGCTGCGCCTGGGCTGCACCGCCAAGCAACGCCGTACCGGCAGCCTGATAATAAGGCTGCGCGGCGCCAGCGGCTTGGCTGACATTGGAAATGCCAGCCTGCTGCGTCTGGGTAAGAGGAGCTACAAACTGCCCGCCATACGGCGTGAAAGGTTGCTGCGCGACCTGCTCGGCGCGAGCATTTACCGCATTATACCGGGCCAAAACCTCTGGCGGGATGGATACCGAGGAGGTACTTGTGCTGCTCTTACCACCACCGCTCATGATGCCTCTTTCCAGCCCCCTGTTTGGGCTTGATACAGGAAGTACACCCCCGAAGGCGAGCCAAATTGACGTTCATACATACGGATTTTGGCCGCAGTACGGTCATTACTTAACACACCAATCATCAGGGGCAAACCCAATTTATCAGACGTTTCCTTGGCGAACTTGCAGAGCTTGGCAGCCCTGCCACCCTTCGCGCTACGGAAATCAGGATGGACGAAGATCGCCCGCTCCTCAAGAACAGGATTATCCGAATACCAGACATTCCCGACCCGAAGCAGAATGGCCGCTTCGGGCTTTTCTCCAGTTTTCCCAACAACCCCCACAATGCCAGATTGCAGGGTCAAAGCCGGGTAAATTTCGTTCAAAAGCTTGACCGGGTTTGGGTTCACAAACCCATTCTCATCACAAGCAAGCATCGCCAATTCCATGAGGTCATGGACATCATCAGGCGTGGCAATTCGGACCCTAATATCTTCGGACATCAGTCCTCAATCCTTCTTTGGTCCCGGCAAAGCCTGGAGGGTCTTAATGGTCTTCTGCCGGTATTGTTTCACGAATTCATCTAGCATCCGATGCCCGTCCTCCATCGAGCCACCACCCAGGTGAATTACATCTTGCGGGCTGATGATGTATTCCCCCCCCGCTACAACCACAGGAACCGTTTCTACGTCAGCAAAAGCCGGGTTCTTGTGGGGCTCACGATCCCCCTCTGGATCGCGAAAAATACGGTCTGAAACCTTAAAACCAGCCATGGAATTGCCTTCGCCCATGGCCGAAATGATGTCTGCCGGGATCACATAAGAGCCAGACGCCACATGCACCGGCAGGTGATCAGTACGCCCGGCCACCGCGCTGTGGATCGGCCCCACATGGATTTTCTCAGGCTGTGGGTTGTCCACACCAAGGCGCATGCCGCCTTCGGCAGCCTTCTTTCTGGCGATGTTCAGCGCGGCAGCAATGGCCTGATCACGCGGATGCCCGGCATGGATCATCTCGCTGATGTTGGAAGAAATCGTCTTCTGCGATTTGCCGCGCTTCAATGGCATCTTATGCCCCCACCGAATAGGTGACGTTCATCTCTTGCCCTGTACCAACAACGATCACCAAACCATTGGTAAACAACAGGTTCATTGGATAAACCCCAACAGTCGAATCAATTGTCGCAAGCATATTGCTCGCTGAAACCCCCGCCACGGTGGAAGAATTATGAATGGCCCCGGCAGTAGAGCCAGCCACCGTCACCGAAACATTGATCAACCGTCCAGGCCCCGTAAGCACTAAGGTGTCAGCAGAGGCTGTCGCTGAAGTATTGGACCCATAAATGCGCTGAAGTGTCTGGTTCAGCGTATTAACAGCAATGACACCGTTCTTCTGGATCGTTGCGATATCGTCTAAACTTGCCATCAGAATTTCCCATCAGGCGAGAAGCGGTAACGCATTGCACCCATGCGCCAGAACGAATCAATGTCGTTGCTCTCAATCCTAATTGACACTAAGCGACCACGGAAACGTGGCACAATGTATTGCGTTGTTTGAACCACATCATAAGGACCGTAAACCTTTGGCGTGTCACCAGGGTAATTCAGCACATAGAACGTCAAAAGCAGATTGGCGTCTTGCATACCTTCATAATAACCCCACTTCGCATCCGGCCAGAACTGGTCAATATAAGTCAGAACATCACCATCAGAGAGCGTAAAATAGCCCGTCTGAAAATAAGATGTCATGGGGAAGCCATCAGCATTTTGAGAAGTCTCATGCTGATAGATCAAGCCTTCCGGTGTCGCGCCAATGGGCGGCCCAAGCACTGACTGGTTGATCCATGCCGTGCGCGAGAGCGTCCCAAAATCCCACTGGTTCAAGCCAACATTGTACTTCACATATGCGTTGATTTCACCGCCATTGCTCATGGTGGGATAAAACCAAGCCACCTCATTAAATCGTGAATTCACCGCAATCCTGATCTTATCAAGGTTGGTTGTATCAAGGTCTTGGAAGATCACATCCCAGATCGGGCATTGAATACCCTGCACACCGCCATTGGCATACATAAAGAACTGGCTCTGGGACATCCAATAAATGACGCCATTCAAAGATGCAGCAGCCTTGGGCGCAATCAAGCCGCAGCCAGTGCCAATTTCATTAAATGAGTACACATAAGGGGCGCCAACATACTGCATGGCCCAGAGAGCCAGATCGGTCCAAACAAACCCCTGTTGTGGCCCCTGGATACATCCAACAATCTGCGACCCCTTGGGGATGCGATATGAGCCAGCCTGATTGGTCGGCAGAGCAATCCACTGCTGATAATTTTCAATATCGCACCAACGGATCAACAGTGGGTCTTGGACGCCATTGAAGGTTGATCCCCATGCAATAATCTGCCGCTGCGGCATCGCGACAAAAATGCCTGCATTAGCGACAGGAGCTTCAGGGATGACATCTAGTGTTGGCGAATTGACCTGGGGCGACCATTGGTAGATAGGCCCGCCAAGGGGGTTTGAAACAGCAGGGCCAAAGGTTAAGCCATTTGGGCAGGCAATTAAGGTGTCCCCCCAATTATCAAGCGTCCAATCCGTGGCAACCAATTCATCACCACCGGCAGGAACAATAGAAACGCCAGAACCATAACCGCCTGTGCCATAACCACCAACACCATAGCCGCTGCCAGCAGTTAAAGAGCCAAACCCATAATAATAATCATAAGCAGCATCGCCGCTATTTATGAACGCGCTTGTGGTGGAGGTGGCTTGCTGCGGTGCATTGATGGTAAATTCATTAGCACTGACAATGCTTGTAACGGTGTAATTGCCAAATAAAGTCACACCACCAAGAGTGGTTGACACCAAAATTGGATAAGTATCCCCGACATTATACCCATGATCATTTAAGGTCACAGTCACCACTGAAGAACCGCTGGTCACATCAAATTCGGCAACAGAACCACCATTTGCGACAGCCGTGGTAGGTATCAATGGATTGCCTAAAGCATCAGTCAGAAAAATCTCATAAGTATTGGCGCTGACCTGATAGGTTCTGTAAAAACCAAAAATAATGACGCCCCCCACCGAAATGTGCGTCAAAACAAAAACCGCATTATAGTCAGTCATATTACTAGCGGTGTCTTCAATTATGACGCTGTTTGATGTCGTTGTTGTCGTGACATCTACCGCGACATCATGCCGATCAACTTGAGGCACAAGGTTTCTGGCCGTGCCATTATTGATGACATAAATAGGGGCGCCGGGCGGTGGCACAGCAATAGATGCAGGGGCTTCGCACCCAACCGCTAGATACTGCTGACCATTGTTGTCCTGCCAAGCCAACATAGCCCTAGGCGTGGCGGCCAAAGCATTTGGGTAATACCGTGTCCAACCGCCAAGCTTTTGAGGCAATCCCAAACCCTGACGATCCTGCACAAACCGAATGAGCTGGCTTTCAGACAAAGCAGCCTCGTTCAAAGCCGGTGTCCGGTTTTGATCAACCCCTGGGATCAGCTTGAGCGTGGCGTGAGGCATACCTTATCCTCTGGTCGGCGAAGCCACAGGAGCAGGCGACATGGAAGTCCAGCCAGCCGATTGGAACTTCTTACGCGCCTCTTCAACCATCGCCCCCTTCAGCAAAGTCTGATACTGAGTCTCATAGTTGACCGGCATCTGCGGATCATTGGCTGCCGCCGAGATAAAGTTGCGCTGGAAGGCGCTGATATAAATCATGGAAGCCATGATCATCAGATCAGGCAGATAGAGCGACACAAAGGTAGAAGTGTTGGACGCAGACAGCGAATCCGGGCGGAACGTACCCACAATCTCAATGGTATAGGTGTCATCCGCCCAGGGGCCAAGAATGATCGTGTTCTGGTTGAACATCGCAAAATAATACGGCACTGCCGCCGAGGCGTTGCTGACGTAATTGTAATTCATCCACTCTTTGGTCACGGGCAGCAACGCCGTCCTGGTGCCATTGTCGGGGATGGTTGTGCCAGCCGGGGTGATAACATTCACCTCCTGCACCGTGATGAAGTCAGCAATCGGGAATGTAACTGTGCGGCCATTGACGGCAGTCACATAGGAGCTGATTGAGGTGACAGTCTCAAGGAGGTCCAGATCACGGTAAATGCGGTTTTCCGCGTAGGTGATCATCTGCGGGAGGATTTCCACAAAATTCGGGTCGTCAGGAGGCACGACCGCTAAGGTCGCGATCTCGGTCACATACTGACTGTACGTCAAACCTGTGGTCATAGGCGAAACCCCTTGCCGGGAGGGATATTAAACCACTCCTTTAGCCCAAGTCATTTGGAATTTCTACGCATAGCTTCATCCTTGGCCTTGGAGCCAGCCGAGGAGCCGAAATAATAGGCCACCACGCCGCCCCAGGCGGTCCCCAGGGTGCCAAGCATTACCAGCATGGCCTCAGACCCACCATGCTGCGGCAAGCCATTCCTGAGCATGTAAAACAGCACCCCGAAATAACCCGCCGTAATCAGCCCCGCCAAAATGCGTGGCGTCCAATCCCTGGTGGCAACCTCACGGCTGCGCGCACTATCGCGATCCGCATTGGCGATCCGCTCCAAGTCAATGTCCAATTCGCGCATCTTCACAGCGAAGTCTTGCTCGGCCTGCTTCAGCGCCAGGAGCTGTTCCGGGGTCGCCCTGGCCGCTGCTTCCGTCAATTCCTGCTCAGAGCCATCAGGCTTGCCCAGGAGGGCTTCTGAGATCGCCCTAGTGGCCATGCCAGCCAAGGGGCCGCCTACGGCGCTGGCGATGCTGGGAGCGACTGTACGCACAAGGTTCAGCAGGCTTTCCATGTCACTTCTCCAGCATAAAGGTTAGGTTCTGATGCCTGGGGTAGGTTACAGTCCGTTCACCTTCCGGGCATTTATATTTGATGGTGGCAAGCAAGGTGGCCCTGCCAGCCGTCACAGGCTCTTTCTCGGAAAGGGTCAACAAATAGGTAAACGTGTCGATCTCAGGCCCGGCAGGGCCGGTAAACCGTGTCATGCTGGGCGTGGCCTCATGGATCATGCCACCGCCGTCACGCACCGTCACATTGAAACCCTCTACAGAACAGTCATCACGCTTTTTGATCCTGGCCACCGTGACAGTAATTGGCTGTCCAATCTTGGCAGGCTCAATTTTGAAATGTTCCGGCGCCCAGGCAATGATCTCATTCTTGAACCACCCAAACTTCTCGCCAGCCGTATAGCCGCCGACAGCCAGCGCGAAGCTGGCTGTGGCAAACTGAATGACCGGCGTGAGCTTGGGTATTTCCATCATGCGGCCTCTTGCTGAATTCCTGCCATGAAAGCCAAATTGGCTTGCAGCCTAGCATCTTCAGGCGAATGCATTAAAGCCAATTTACCCTGCTCCAAGGCAACCTCTTTCATGCCCATATTCCAGGCCGAAATTGACGCTAGATCATGCGCCCAATGGCCCCAGACAGCGGGATCACAGGTATAGACCAGTTGCTTGTCCTTGATTTCCAAAGCCCGCATGGAGGCCGCATAGCAGTCTGGCCAGCGGTGCTGCCGGTAATACAGCATGGCAAGCTCACACCATGGCTCACGGGTTCCTGGTGCCTCGCTGGCGGCAAGCTGGTAGTATTTTTCGCATTGCACCTGATCACCAAGCTCGCCATGCGCCTTCCCAAGGAGCCGGTAGGCATAGCACCGCTCATTCGGCCAGTTGGCATGCGGCAAATCTAAGTATCGGTGCAATTCCTTGATGGCATCATGCCAGCGGTAATTAAAGGTCAGCTCGCGGGCGTAATAGAAGGCATTGCGCGGGCAGTGCGGGTCTTCCTTAACCGACAAAGCCAACAAATCCAAGTACTGACCACGGCTTTTGGTAGGGTCTGGATGGTGACTGACCAGCAACATCTCTGAATTGGCCCAGTTTTCTACAATCCGGCCATCAGCAACCGGGTATTCGTGGCACGGATGGTGCCAGAAGTACCCCTTTCGAGCATGAATTTTCTCATATTTGAACCGGATGCCAGCACCCCAATCGAAATAATAGCGCAAACGGGTGGTTCTGGGTGTCCAAACGCGCTCAATCTCTTCCCGCCAGCCGGGTTCAAGCATTTCATCCAGATCAAGGCTAATGCAGACATCAATATCGCGTGGGATGACCGCCAGGGCAGCATTCCTGGCATGATCAAACCGCCATGGATTGATGTAAATGCTGGTCACGAAGGCGCCGCAGCGCTGCGCTTCCTCAACAGTGCCATCATCACTGCCAGTATCGGCGATCAGGATACAATCGGCACCTTCGGCTGATTTGCAAAAGCGCTCAACAAACTGCTTTTCGTTCTTGCTGATGGCATAGACGGCAATTCGCAACCGAATCTCATGCTTGGAATAGACATAGACACCAATTTCGCGGTCAATGTCAGACCAAGTGGGCTCACCAAATGCCTGCCTTACCTGAGCGTCAGTCCAATGGTCCACCACATGGGCTTCATATGGGTTTCCGTCATACTCGCCCTGCGGATAATGCCCCAGCGGGATGCTGATCACCACCGTGTCAGCCCACTGCTTGGCCCTTTCCACCAATTCCATGGCATGATCCGCTGGCATATGCTCCAGCACATCGCCAAGGAAGCACACATCAAAATGCTCATCCGTATCCCATTCACGGGCATCGGCAATTTGAAGGCTTGGGTAGAGGTCTTTTAGACCATATTTTTCAACGTATAGTTCCCAAATTTCCACTCCAGTCCACTGGAGCTTTGGAAACATCTTGGCGTATGTGCCTTGGCCGCAGCCAATATCCAATGCTGTTTTAGGAACCGGGATATGTGACAACGCCCATGCTATGCTGGCTTTGCCAGCCTCTGAACTGAATGGCATTTTTCCCCTCTTTCATGCCAATGTTACTTGTCGGCTTTACGATCAAGCTTCTCGAAAATTTGCTTCAGGATATCCTTCATCTCAAGAATATCCTGCCTATAATCATTTTTGCTGACGTATTCGGTGTGAAGCTCGCGCTCAATTTCCTTCATATCAGCCTGAAGCGCGCGCACACTATCCCAAACAACCTTTAACAACCATCCAATGGCTGCCCCTGCGACACCGACAATGATGTTGTAAAAGTCTTGAGACATATTTTAGTCTTTGGTGGCTACAATCACATCTACATACTGAACCGCCAGATTAATCGCAGTCCCAGTAAAAGTGTGATTATGAGCATTCATTGATAATGAGTGATTGTGCGAACCGCCGCCACCTGTTGCACCTGTAGGGTTGCCTGATAGAGTGCCATTCCCAACATCAGAACCAGCACTGGCTCCGACCGACCCATTAGGGTGAGTGTGACTTGGAATTTGAGCAGTTGATAGCGTTGTACTTCCCACTGTGCCTGTGGTGGTCGTATTACCAATGGTGCCAGATACGCCCTGAGAAGCAAAAGCCGTAGTAAATCCAACGGAACCGCCACTGCTTGCTGTACCAGTTACAACACGCAAAGCTTTATTATCATGCGTTGTACTTTTGGTCCATCCGGTAGGGGCTGTTGTCTGCACAAACAACATCGCAGTGCCAGCAGCAACCGTGCCTTGCGCGCCAGTTGGGCCAGTAGGACCGCCAGTACCAGTTGTACCCGTTGGGCCTGTAGGCCCAGTTGGCCCAGAAGCCCCAGCAGTGCCTTGAGGTCCAGTAGGCCCAGTAGGGCCAGCAACCGTAGATGCTGCGCCTTGAGGACCAGTAGGCCCCCTGGGACCAGTTGGACCTTGCGCGCCAGTAGCGCCTGTAGTCCCAGTCGGCCCCGTGGGACCAGTTGGTCCCGTATTACCAATAAGACCTTGCGTGCCTTGAGGCCCAGTCGGCCCAGTCGGCC